ACGCTTCGCGCCTCCCCAACTTTTATACCCCAATCACTCATATTCATGCACGAACGGATGTGACCCTGCGTGACGGAGCCGGACCGGCCGATTGGGCGTATGGAACGGGCAGTACGCGCCGAACTAGAACTGCTGGATAAGACGCTGATTGATCGGAGCCCATCACTAGCTGAGGGTGCGCGGATCTTGGCGCAAGCCATGGACATGTACGCGGCGGAGGCCGAATCGGCCGCGCAGTTGTCGGCCATCATCAAGGCGAACCAGGAGGTGCGGGCGATACTGAACGCACTGAAGCGGGCTGGGCAGGAGGAGGGCGGCGATGACCCGGACGCCGATTCCGCTGGACTGTCCGCCGCTTTTCGGGACCCGTCCGAGTCTGGATCGGGCATCGTTCGGGAATCAGATAGCGGAGGTGGCGGCTCGGCTGGGTAAGCCGCTGTATGACTGGCAGCGACATGTGGCCGATGTGGCGGGCGAGCTGGATCCGGCGACGGGGCTGCCAGCATATGATCAGGTCATTGTGATCGGCCCACGGCAGATCGGCAAAACTGAGCTGATGTTGCCGGTGATGACACACCGCTGTATCGGCTTCCCACCGCAGGCAGGTCCGCAGACCCTGCTGTACACGGCGCAGAAGGCGGACGCGGCCCGGAAGCGGTGGCGGGACGTGCATCTTGAGCGGCTGTTACGGGCACCATCGGTCCGTCGGCATCTGGCAAATCCGCGGGACAAGGTTGGTGGGGCTCGGCTGCGGCAGAACCAGGAGACGATCTTTTTCCGGAACGGGTCGACGTGGTCGCCTGGTGCCACTACGGCCACGGGTTCGGGCACGGGTGAGTCGTTGGATATGGGCGTGATCGACGAGGCGTGGTCGCGGCCTGACGATCGCACTGAGCTGGGCATGTTGCCGACGATGGATACCCGCCCGTATGCCCAGTTGTGGGTGTTCTCGATGATTCCTGGCCTGTCTCGGGCGCTGCCCGGCACCTGGCCATATCTGAAGAACAAGCGGGCTGAGGGCCGGGCCCGAGTAGCGGCCGACATTCGCTATGGAATGGCGTTCTTCGACTGGTCGGTGCCGCCGGACATGGACCCAGCGGATCCTAGAACGTGGCGGACCGGCCATCCGGGCATCGACCACTCCACGACGGAAACGAAGATCCGTGCACGGTTTGAGTCGCTGGATCTGGTCGACTTTGAGGCTGAGTATCTGGGGATTGAGCCGTTGGGTAAGGCGCCGCGGTGGACGCTGCTGCGGCAAGAGGTATGGCAGCGTTTCTTTGACCCCAACTCGACGATCCAGGGTGCGCGGGCTCTTTCGGTGGAGATCGCGGAGGACCGGTCGGCGGCCTGGGTGGGCATCGTCGGCCGGCGGTGGGACGGCGACTGGCATGGGGCGATTGCCGAACCCGGCTACAAGATCGCCGCCATGCCGGGGAGCATCGGCTGGCTTGAGCCGCGGGTGGTCGAACTAGTTGAGGAGGAGAAGCCGTGCACGGTGGTCATCGACCCTCGGCGGCCGGCCAACAGCTTGATCGTGCCGTTGCGGAATCGCGGCTTTGACGTGTTGACTCCGAACCAAAACGACATCGCCGGGGCGTGTGGGCGGTGGTTGGACACGCTCGACGAGGACGGGCTGGGTGGGCCACGGTTCTGGCACGTAGGCCAGTTGGATCTGGATCGGGCGGTGGCGGGGGCGAAGAAGCTCGAGTTGTCGGCTGGCGCGTTCACTCTTGTGAAGAAGGGGTCGGCGGCCACCATCTCGCCTGTGTACACGATCATCTTGGCGATGTTGGGGGTTGAGGTGAAGGGCGCGGAAAACCCGGAGCCCTACATATTCGGCTGAGGATGAGGAGGGAGTTGGATGGTGTATACGGGTCCGCTGCGCCGGGACTACAGCTTCATGAACTACGAGCAGGCACGCCAGCGCATCCTTGAGGACCTGCAAGCCTATGGCTATACGCAGGATGACCTTGAATGGCTGCTAAAACATGGCTGGCAGCCCGTATCCACGTTCATTGACGCCTCAGCCACATCAAGTGGCCGGGAAACCCGCTAACCTGCGATCGTTCGGCTGCGGAGCGCTCCAACCTTCGTTTCGTAGGTATACGCTGCGTGCGTGACGTTTCAGCGGGCCGCGGCTGGTGTGTGCGCCGTCGCAGGTGTCGCTGTGTTGGCCGGGCCGGGTTGGGCTTTGCTGGCGGCTGCCGGGTTGCTGTTTCTGGCGCCGGCACCGTCCGGGGTGCTGGCCGCGGCGCGTCGCGGTGGTGACGCCGGCCGCCGTCTGTGGTCTCGGACAGTGCACGCGCCACGTAGGGCTGTCGCCGTGGGAATGATGGCCGTCGCGATTCCGGTAGTCGCAGCTGGGATGTTCTTTGCCACCGGGATGGGCGGCGCCCTGATCGTGGGTGGGGCATCACTGGCCGGCTTGTCTACGGCCGCCGGCTGGAACCAGTAGCGAGGGCCGCACCGTGGGTTGGCTGACCGGGCCGAAGGTCGAAAAACAGGTCATCGACGGCCAGCAAGGCCGCATGATCGTCGACGCGTTCGGGGTCCGCAACCCCAACAACGCCGGCGAAGTGCAAGGCGACCCCAACTACGCCAACTACGTCACCAACGGCTACGGCCGCAACGAGCTCGTCTACTCGTGTATCCGGTACCGGGCGGAAGCCATCACGCAGGCGGCGCTGCGGGTGTATCCGGCCGGCCGCGGCGAACCGATCGACGACCATCCGCTGCGGCGGCTCTTTGCTAACCCGAACCCGATCTGCAACGAGTTCGAATTCTGGGAAGTCCAATCCACCTACAAGGATCTGGCCGGAACCAACTTCACGCTGATTGTCCGCGGCCGGGGTGGCGCCGCCGCCCAGCTGTGGCCGCTGCGCCCCGATCTGGTGGGGGTGTTGCCGGGCCGCAACTATCTGCGTGACCCCACCGACTACGTGTGGGTGTACCGGCCCGACCCGTCCAACCCTGATCTGCTGGCGTTGATCGCCCGCGAGGACATGATCCGGGTCCGGTATCCGAATCCGAACCCGAACGACCCGGGCTGGCGCTGGTTCGGGCAGCCACCTCTGCGCGCGGCCGCCCGGGCCGTCACCCTGGACAATGCGGCCACCGATTTCGTGGACACGCTGCTGCGCAATCATGCGATGCCCTCTTTGGTGGTGGAGACCACCGCCACCGACATGACTAACGCGCTGCATGAGCGGTTGCAATCGTTGTGGCGGAAGACGTTCGGCGGGCCACGCCGGGGGGAGCCGGCGTTTCTGCAGCGGGGGATGACGGTCAAGGCGTTGGGTATGAACCTGCGCGATCTTGAGTTCCCCGATCTGCGGTCGGTGTCGGAGACCCGGATCTGTATGGCATTCGGGGTCGAACCCATCTTGGTGGGTGCCAAAGAGGGTTTGGAACACAACGCCTACAAGGACTACCGGGAGGCGCGGCTTTCCTTCTGGGAAGAGTCGATGATCACCGAGGAGAAGCGGTATCTGGCGCCGATCGTCAAGCAGCTGGTGCCGGATTTCGCCGGTGTCGGGCGGCGGGCGTTCCGGGTCGGCTGGGACAACTCCGAGGTGTTGGCGTTGAAGGAGTCGCAGCAGCAGATCTGGGATCGGGCCACCCGCGCCTTGCAGGTCGGCGGCATCACCGTCAACGACTTCAACTTCCTGGTCGGACTGCCCGACAAGGGTGCGGCCGGCGACGTGTTCCTGATGCCGGCCGGGGTGGCGCCGCAGCCGGTGGGTGAGGACCGGGCCGCCGTCGAGGCCGAGTCGGTGTCGGCCACCTACGGGCTGCTGGCCGCCGAGTACGGGATTGAACTGTCCGCCGACGAGCTGCGCGCCTTGCCGCGCCGTGAGGAGTAAATCCGGTGGATGCTGAACTGCTGCGTATCGGGGTCGACGGTGTGGTGCCGGTCCGCTGGGATGTGGCGAAGGCCGGCGACGACCCGGGCACCCTGACCGGCTGGGCCTCGGTCTACAACGTGGTCGACGATCAAGAGGACATAGTCGCGCCGGGCGCTTTCAAACGGACCATCCAGAAGTGGCGTGCCACGAAGCGGGTTATCCCGCTGACACTTGACCATCAGAACACGGCGCAGGGCGTGATCGGCTCGCTGGCCAAGGCCGAGGACGCCGCGTACGGGCTGCGTACCACATTCCGATTCTCGGCCACTCCAGAGGCACAGAGCGCGCGGACGAAAGCCCGCGAAGGACATTTGACCGGCTTGTCAATATCCGGCTCGATAATCGACAAGTCAATGGAGAAGATCGCCGGCCGGACGGTACGGGTGCTCAAAGAAGTCGCGTTGATGGCTGTCGGGTTGACACCTATCCCGGCCAATACCGATTCGCTGGTCACGGTGGCGAAGGCGTCGGACAAGCCGTGGTCGCAGTTCACCCAGGCCGACTACACCCCGCAGCAGTGGCGCCGCGCCTGCCTCATCGACACCGGCGTCGGCGACACCGACTCCAAGGCCCGGTACAGCCTGCCGGTGCGGGAACCGTCGGGGGCGCTCAACCGCAACGGGGTCCACGCCGCCGCCGCCCGACTCAACCAGGTAAACGTCTCGGCCGACAAGCGGGCCGCCGCCGCCCGGGCGTTGATCCGCCTCTACGGCGAGTTGGGCGAGGACCCACCCGAAAGTTTGCGCCGCATGGCCGGCACCGCGAAGGGACTGGATATGGCGGAACTGCCCGAACTGTGGGTGGCGGACATGCGCGCCGCCCTATCCCTCAACACGGCTGCGGTCCGTAAGACGGCGGTGGACGCGTTGGTGGCCGACCTGTACCCGATTGCCCCGGTCGACGACGGTGACACCGTTACCGAAACCACCGAGATGAACGACGAGAGTGATGATGCCGCAAAGTACGCTCTTGGCATCATCGGAGAATCCGGCTCGGGCGAAGGCCCACCCGGCGGCAACTCGAGTGATGACTCACTTGCCGATCTGCTAGCCCCGCTAGAAACGGCGGGCACAAACACCGAGCTCGACCGCCTTGAGGCGGAGCTCAAGCAGATGGGACAAGAGAATGTCTGAGTCCAAGCGCAAGGCGATGATCGAAAAGTCGCTGCAGTGCATCCACCTGGCCCGCACGATCGCGGACCGCTACCCCGACCCCACCCAGATCTCCGCCGATGACGCCAAGCGGCGGTCGACGCTGCTC